ATAAAAAAAGGTAGAAGTGACTGAACTCCTACCTTTGTAATATACGAAAAATAACTGAATTAACCAACTTTAGGGGTTAATTTTTTTGGTTTGGACTCTTCTTTTCTTTCAATGGTAATTAAAAGAATACCATTTTTAATTTCTGCTTTTGCTTTTCTACCATCAAAGTTTTTACCTACTTGTACTCTTTCATCGATGTCCGAAATCAATTGATTAAAAGGATTTTCTTTATCCTCTTGTGTTTTTTTGGCTTTAATTTCAATTTTGTCCTCAAAGCAATTAATTTCAATATCATCTGGATTGTGTCCTAATACTGATAGTGCCATTGTTGCAGAATCTTCTTTTAAATCTACTGCAAATTTGTTTGGAACATAAGTTGTTGTTTTTTTAGTTGTTACCCAATTTTGGCTATAATCGTGTTGAAACCAATCATTTAGTAAACTGTCTAATTCATTAATAATCATAATATAAATGTTTTTTTGTTAATAATACTCTATATAGTTCAAATACTATACCATCCCTTATTTTATTACAAAGTTATGTCAAAATTACCCTAACTTTATTACAAATCGGAAAAAGTGTCATTAAATTGTGTTATCTTGTCTTTCAATGATTGTAGACATATGGTCTGCCCAATGCATAATAAATTGTAACTTATAAACTAATTGTTTCTTTAAATCGTGACCTGCCAAATACTTTTGATTATCTTCATCATACATACCATCGGTAAGTTTGATTGCAAAATATTCTTTCTCATTATACTGAATACCATAGTGATTAAGAGTAAAGAAAGTTCTATCCGTTAAAGTCATATATGGAATATTCTCATTACGAACAAATAAAGTTCCGTATTTCTTTTGAGACCATTCTTCTTGATTTGGTAAATAATGTAATTCACCCCTAACACCCAACTTTCCTAAATCATGATGTAAACAACTAAATATCAATTCTTCTTCGGTAAAATCAATCTCTCCACCTTGCAATACAAACAGGTCTCTCATTTTAAGAGCGTTCTTACATACATTAAAGATGTGGTCAATATACCCACCTATATATGCGTTATGATAGTGTTTTGAGCCAGATGCGGCGGATAGTGTAAGATTGACACCTAATTCTTGTTCGGAATACATATGGAGTAATTTCTCCAATCTTTCTCCTTTAAAATACTTTTTGATTATTGCAATAAACTTATCGTAGTTTTGCTTTAATTCTTGTTCTGTCTTTTGTTTCATTGTTTAGAGTTTAATTGTTATTAATACTACAATATACGACAAATATTTGACATTACCAAATTTCTTTATATCCAATATTTTCAACTAATTTGAATACTACTTTATTCCAATCTTCAATTTCAACTTTAATAGTATCGTATTCTTGCAACATAATACCACTTACTTTATTATAAAACCAATAAGCAGAATCGCCTGGTCTATTTATTTTTTTTGTCACATATAAATTATAACCAAAACAAGTATCTTTATTCAACTTTTTAAACCAAACATATCCTATTGGTTGTTTATCATAATAAAGAATAAAGATTATATGGCCGTTATTAATTCTATCTTCAACATCTTTTATGGTGAACATATTATTCCATTTATATTCTTCATTAAAATAATTTATTAATGTTTCTATATCTGGTTTAAAATAATCTAAAGCAATAATATTATCCAATTCCAATCTTTCGATATGTAATTGTTTTTTTATTATATAATCCTTTTTATTTAATTGGTAATATTTCACGCTAATTAAAATAATTTTTTAATAAAATGACGTTTTTCAAAATTATCCCAAACCCAATTTCTTAGTTTAGTATCATTAATAAAGTTTGTTTTTATAAAATTTTTATTTAAACTATTTTCTTTTTTTATTATAATTTCTTTTTCAAATTTCTCTTTTATAAAATTTTCTAATTTATCTAATTCATATATGTCAAATATATGTTTAGGTGTATATCCACTTTTATATATTTCTTGTGAATCTAACATTTTAAAATTAACATAATTTTTATTTGGAAAATGCATAAATTCAGGTTTTGGAATTTTTATTTTCTTTTTGTTTTTTATAAATTTGTTTAATGAAGAAATAACTATTTTATGTATTTTATCTTCATAAGACTCTGTTTTATGTAATCTATGGATATTTATATCCGATGAACTGATAAGTAATATGTTGTTTATAACATCTTTTGTAAAAGTTTTATATATCCAATTATTATCAATATTATACATAATATCAGAATTTAAAATATCAACATAATCATAACCATAAGCGGAAATCATTTCAGGATGCATTACATAATTTAATGCACTTAAAAATCGTTCACTATAATCCCTTTTTATAAAAATTGTTGGTACTTTTTTATTTAAATAATTATAAACATCTAAAGTAGTTATATGTGGATGTGTTTTTATTGTATCAGATGAGTAATCATAAAATCGTGTTTCATTTTTTATATCGTTAAGAAAAAATTCATAATTCCATGTGGGTTCTATTTTTAATTGAGACGATTTTAATGCCGAATGTACCGATACACTGGCATTTTTTGGCACCCCTAAAAATACTATTTCATTTTCAATTAATATCATTAAAACAATGTTTTTTTTGTTTTAACCATTTCAAATCCAACATTTCCCGCTAAAACTATTCTATCTAATGTTGAATTAGGTGCATTATTGGGTGAGTGTGGCATATTTCCTGGCATTATAATTAAATCATCTTCTTCAGGTCTAATCCAATAGTCTTTTCCATTTTTACCTTTAAAATAAAGAACACCATCCTCTTCATTCATAACATCTGGCATTTGAATGTAGTAAACGTAAGTATAATTAGGAATAAATGCATTTATTTCTTCATTCAAACCCGTGTGAGTATGATATACAATATTTTTTAAGTGATATTGCTGAAATTCAGATTGCACCGGGTTTTGTGCACGAATTACATTTATCCAAACTTGTGAATTAATTATATTCCAGTTTTTATTTTCAGATTTATATATTTCATCACAACTATTAAGTCCAAATTGTACAACAATATCCATATTGTTTATTTTTTCAATTTTTTTTGTTTTACTAGATAAACCAGGCCTTGGTATTGGAAAATTAATCTTATCTACAAATTTTACAAAATAAGAAAATACATCGTTTTCAATAGTTTTTTTATCTAAAGAAATAACTTTATCACATTCTTTTAATAATTCTACTTTTAAATGTTTTAAATTCAATTTAGTTTTCCAAATATAGGTGTCTTCATCAAAGTAAATTTTTTTCATAATAGTCTTTTTTATTTAATTTAGATTATTTTTTAAAATAATGTTTTTTCTTTTTTAACATTTTCAAAATAACCATATGCTTTATCATACTTTTGAATAAATTTATTATCTAATTTTAGATTAGTTTGAAAATGTTGACTAGAATTTATTTTTTCTAATTTAAAATCAATATTTAATTGATTGGATACCCATTCTTCTACTTTATTTAATTCTTTAATATCAAACCATATAATATCAGGGTCATGATTATGCCAATATGAAATTTGAGTGTATAAAATTATTAACATATTATAAACATATTCCGGGTATTTTTTAATTTTATTTTGTTCTAAAAATTTAGAAACTATATTATGAATATCATTACCAATTAAATCATTTGAGTTAAAAAATAAAATATCATCTACATTCAAATTTTGAAAAATTTTAGCAATTTCGATTTCACTAATTCTATATAATTCATCAACTATATGTTTATATGTAGATATAAATCTATCATACGGGTCTCTTTTTATTGAAATAATAGGAATTTTATTTTTAAATTTTTGTTTCAAACCAACAATTGATTCATGGCCATGACTCAATCTATCTGCTAAATCTTCATTTGACATTTTAGAAAAATTAGAAATTTTTTCATGTTGATTATCAAATTTAGGATTTAAATGATTTACTTTTAAATTATATTTTAAACAAGATATAAAAAATGAAGTAGATGCACACCTAGGTAAACTTATAAATAAAAATTTTTCATTTATTAACATATATTTAAAAGTTGGATTTTATATTTTTTATTTTAAAATATTTTAACTTTATTATCAAAATTATTTAATACTAATTTGAATGCTACTGTAATTCTCATATCATTAAAAGTAATTTTTGGAGATGAACCTCTATGTAATAGATTACTTTTAAATAAAATTCCAGAATTATAAATTGGTAATGATGATTTTATATTTTTATTTTCATCTATAAAATACGTTTCACCCAATTCACTTGGATTACCTTCATTAAAATAGTAAAGAAATGTATATGCGTTTTCAATATTTGTATCAACATGCCAATCTCCTTCTTGACCAAAGACATGTCCATTTGCATAAATTCTTAATATATCAAAATTTTTATTTGTTATTTTTTTAATTTTATTAAAAAAAATTTTATTAAAAAATGAAACATTAATTAAATTGGTTATAAAAAATTTATTATGTGAGACATTTGTACTAGTATGGCCATATTTCCAAAGTGATGAATGTATGATTTCTTTACATTCATTTAATTCTTCATTTGATAATATATTTGAATATTGTTCGAACATATGATTATTATAATAATTTTTTATTTTTATTTTCTAAAGTATTTAAATTGAATTTAAGTTCATAATTTATTAATTTTTCCAAAAAAGTATTTTCAGTATTTATTTTTTTCATCAATAATTTATGACATTTGTCTATCCATAATATACATAAATTTTTATTAATTTCAAAATTTTCCATAAACTTTTTTACAAATTCAATAAACTTTTCTTCATTTCCGTTTATTTCTTTTATTTCTTTATAAAATGGATGTAATTCTATTTCTAAAATATATTGCAATATTTCTAAAGGATATGGGTGTGTTGATATGAATGGTATTTTTGCAAGAACAAATCCGTAAGTTTTTTCTGATAAATAATTTGATGTAAAATCTCCTGTTTTCCAATCCCAAGTTTCAGAAAGTATATGCATTTTGGCCATAGGTAAAATACGCATCAAATAATCTAAATAATGTTCTATATTTTCAATCCAAGTTATATCATCAAAATCATCACCACTATTAATATTATAATTTATATTATCATCCAACTTTTTTGAATATATGTTAAATTCTTTATTCTTACAATTATCTACTCTTGAAAGATATATTCTATCATCATTTAATTTTGCTAAACCATTTATTATATTAGTTCTATTTCTTTTATGATATCGCATTGAAAAACATAAATCATATGGTTGATTTAATTTTTCAAATATATTTTTAAATTCATAATACCAACGAATGGATAAAAGTTCGTTCCATTGGTGTATAGTATTAGTTAAACAGAAAAAATGATTAGGATATTTATCTTTTATTAAATCACTAAAAATTACATTATCATTTATAATAAAATGATTTTTTAATCTGTCAATTTGAACCTCCAAATCCATAACATTTGGATAATCTATACCATCATATTTAATTAATGATTTTTCTGTTCTAAGTAAAAATATAAACCAATTTAATTTTTTTTCTAAGGTTTCTGCCACCCATTTCATTATTGGAATATCATTAATTCCAAACTCTGCCCCCCATTTACCCCTATGTGATGTATCACCCTCTTTACGATTTACACAATCAATATCTTTTAATTTATTATCTATATTAATTTGTTCTAGGCAAGTTAAAAAATCTAATATATGTTGGCCATCGGCATTATCGTTTATTACTGGGTCAAATATTAATTCTAAATTATTCTCATTATAATTACAAAAAATACTACCAATATTATTATTTAAATTATAATTTCTATTGGTAGTTTTATGAAATAATTTGTAGAATAGTGAAATAGAATAATAATGATGTATGTAAAATTTAATATTCATTATTAAATTATTTTCTTTTTTAGATTTTCTTTTGCAGAAAAAAAACAAACCAAACTATAACGATGGCCTGTCTCAACTGGCAATACTCTATGTTTTATATTTGAATCAAGTAAAATAGATAAATTTTTTTTTGGTTTAATTGTATAAATTTCATCGGAAATTTTGTATTGAAATTCACCTCCTATAAAATCATCATTTATGTAAGTAATAAATGTTATATCCGAATGGTCAAAATGAAATAAATCATTTTTAAAATTATCTTTATCAAGATAATTTATGGTTACTAAATTTAAATTAAATAAATTTTTTTCAAAAACGTATGGTATATTATTTAAATAATGTTTTAAATTAGTATTAACTTCTTGTGGAGATAACATTATTCTAGAATAATTTCTATCTTTTTCAATTGGTTTATTTAAAAAATCTTTTTTTTCTAAAACTGTTTTTAATAAAAATGATATTTCTTCTTCTAATAATATGTTTTCATAAATTTTTATCATATTATATTTTTTATATTTGTATCATATGGTTTTTCAAAATTATTATAAAGCCATTCTACAAAAGTAGTATCTTTAATTATTTTGGTTTTTTCTTTATTTGTATTATTATTTATTGTTTCAATAAAAATATTAATATTATATCTATTATCTATAAAATTTTTAAATTTATCTAATTCATTGATATCAAATTCATAATTACATTTACTACTGTTTTTATAATAATTTTGACATAATAGTGAATGTGGTTTTACAAAAAAATTTTTTATATTTATTTTTTCTTTTATAATACTCTGAAAAAAATTTAAATGTTTATTTTTATTTATAGTAAAATCATTGTGAATATCAAAAATAATATTTGGGGTAAATAATTTATAAATAAATTCATTATTTATTTCATAAATTGGTATTATAGGAGTATATCCATTTTGTTCTATTTTTTTCCATATAAATTGTATAGCACTTATAAATCTATCAACAAAATTTCTAGTTATACATATTGTTTCTTTATTTCCCCATTCTTTTATCAAATCATTTTTTTGAATATGTAAATGAGAGTATTTTTTATTAGGATAATCTATAAACCCTTTGTAATGGTTTAAAGTATTATATTTAGAAGAATATTGTATATTTAGATTGGTGTTATTTAGTGCTAAATGCACGGAATAACTTGCGTTTTTTGGTATAGATATCCAAATTAAATCGTTATTAATTAATAGCATTATAATTAAATTACCGTATTATCTTTCTTACGAGTATTTTTAAATAAATCACTATCTTCGACTTCTAACCAGTAATTTTTTGGACATGCATCGTATTCTCGTGAGAATATTTTTTTCTTTAGTGGACAACCACAATCTTTACAAAAAGGACTTCCTGTTAATTGTCTATGCCCTACGAATTCACATTTATTGCAAATTTTTAATCTTGCAGCTGCCAGTTGTATTTGTTCAGGTGTAGGATTTGCGGCCGTAATCCATGCATCTATTATTTCAGTAACTTTTTTAATCATAAATTATTATTTGAATAATTAACTATGTTTTGTTTTTACTGCGGTTAAAAATAAATTTATTTTATTTTTTAAATTACTTTTATCCTCTACATTTTTAATTATTTTTTTTCTTTTCCTAAAATTCATCATTGATGAATATGAAATATTTTTGTTATTTTCGGTTGCCATATTATTTTATTTTTTTAAATTCTACATCTATTTTATTATAATCAACTACATATAAATCATCTTCATTTTTAGATAATGCAGTTTCAAATTTAGTTCCTATTAATTCTTGTGCTATCACACCTTGATATAAACCATCTTCACCTTTATAGTTAAATTCGTATATGTTTAAACCATTATTAGATTTACCTATTAAAATTAAATTTTCTTTATAAATAATATCTGATTTTTGGTTATTGCAATATCCACCATTTATAGCACCAACCCAACAAGTAGCCTCTCCGCAAAAATAACCGCAGGCCTGAACGGAATTTATATTACGATTTGTTTTAACACAATCCCAGGAATTATTGTGAAGACCAGTCGTAGACCAACCACCACATCTGTAATACCAGTAGGACGACACCTGTACATAGGAACCACATCTTAAATATACACAATCATAATCGTAGTTATGTGTTACAACACCATATCTTTGTTGATTTTCAGTTTCTTCTAATGTTAAGAATAAATCTAATTCTTCAAAATCTAAAATATACCCTGTTAAAAGTTCCATTCTAAAATTAACATTTGTAACTATTGATTCTATTAAAGTTTCTGTTTGAGAATCAAAAATTAAAATTGTATCACCAACATTTAATCTTGAATAATCTTTAAATAATACATTATCATTATTTTTTACCATTACTTTTGCATGTTGCACATCTGAAAATGTAGAATTTGTGTCGGTATTAATTGTAACAATAATTCCAAAAAACTCAAAACTTTCTTTATTAACCAATGCAGAACTACTAACATTATAGTTATTCATAGTATCATTGAATGAAGCCGACCAGTTTTCAAGCATTAAACTGGAGGTAGGTAAAGTTGAGAAATTTATTGATTTAACACTATTGTTTAATTCTAAATTTTTTGCTAACTCAACACTATTATTTGGTAATAAAACTTTAGTTTCATCTGTTGCAGATAGTTTTACAGCAAACTCATTTGTAGAATTATAAAATTTGGGTAAATATCTCATTCTATCCCAACTTTGAACTTGGTTATTATCATCAAAATCAGCACTACTTATAACTTCCATCATAGAAGTAGTTTCATTAACTTGTAACTGAATAATATCTAAAGTACCACCAACTACCATATCGACACTTCTATATGATTTTATTCTAGTATCTAATACATCTTCTGTATTATAAATAAATTCTTGTATATATTCATCCACTTCTAAAGTGGATTTTAAATTATTTAATTCTTCTAATGTAGAAATTTTATATAATTTTGGGTACATTCTATTAGATGCCGGTGTGATTCTTTTTTTAACACAATAGTTTGGATGATTTCCATTATCTCTTAATTCTGTTTTAATAGAATCAATTCCCAATTCCGTATCGTTTATATAACATTTCGGAATAGAATCAGAATCAGTATCATACATTAATTTTAAAAATTCCCAATTATCTTTTGCATATGTGTCATCTATTATTGCAGTTGTATCATAAGTTAATCTTATGATTAATTTATCATCACTATCTTCTACATATGGAATTGTTATAGAATTTGAATCAGTTTTTATTTTTGTAAATGTTATATTTGAACCGGTGCAAAATGTTTCTAAATAGCCAGAAAATGATAATTTAGAAGCTTCTACTGGGTCATATCTAGGACTACCATCAGGATTATATCCAATTACAGTTCTATTACTCAAATACTCCTCATAATCTATATTAATAGTATAATCACTATTTACACTAGTATTGGTTGCTTCACTATAAATTAAAACTATTTCATTAAAATTATTAGTTGATACAAAATTTTCAAATTCACTCAAATCTGGATTATAAGTCCATTGTGTGTTTAATGCTATATTTGTATTTGTTTCTATTGCTTTAAAAGAACCATCGGTATCTTTCATAAAATCTGTTCCTATGATAACTGCTCTCATATTATTTTATTTGTTTGTCTATAAATATAATTATAATCTTTTTTAATAAACATTTCAATATTTTTTAGTTTTTTTATTATCATTTCAAAGATATAGATTTGACCTTTTTGATTGGGATGGCCAAAATCATCGGATACTAATCCTTTCTTTTTTATATGATTTAATATTCCTGAAAATAAATCACACCCATCAAATTCAATAAAATTTTTAAAATCTATTTTATTATAGGTAGATAAATTTTTTACCTCATCACTTATTTCCATATAATTAAAAAATAAATATTTTACTCCAATTGATTTTAAATACTCCTGCAATATAAACATATAATGAATTGTATGTTCACTTGCCATTGGTTCAAATTTTGGATGATATTGTGTGTGGTCAGATAAGTTAATATAATAATAATTACCCATAATATCACAATGTAACCTACGATTAACACCTGACCATTGTATAATAACTAAATCAGGTTTAATTTCCATACCATTTAATGTTTCTAATGTAGTATGTAATATCCAATCATTGCCCACACCACATTGGGAATCATTTATAATATTCCAACCCATTTCGGTTGCAAATATATTAGGATAGGAATTATTGTATTCTACTCCATATCCATTTGTTATTGAACATCCGTTTACATATAGTGTCATAGGTAGGGGCGGGGGTTGGGGGGGCGAGTCGTTTTTTAAAGAAATTTTTTTGGAGAGGTCGTTAGAGGAATATTTTTTGTATCTTTGATTGATAGTTGTTTAATTTTAGGTAACTCAATTCCAAAATCTCCTTTTATTATTTTATTATAATATGAAATTTCTACCAATAATAATTTAACAATGTTATTTGTATGTGTTGGATAGTGTTTTGAAATCCACTTTAATACATCTTTACGATTTACATTTAAAGTTTGTAAAGCAATATCTTCTCCGGTTAAGTTTTTAAAGTTATAATCCAATGGGTCATATTTTTCATAATATCCCAAAGACTCCATAAAAGGTGTTAATTCGGAAAGAGGTAATACTTTTATATCAGGTTTTTTCTTTAATAACCAATAAATAGATTGATACAAATCGCAACACCAATGGCCGGTTCCAATTGAAGTATATAATGTAAGTAAATCCGTTATTTTAGAGTTGTCAGTTGTCAATCCATTAATTCTTTCCTTTGTTGTTAAGTGTCCCCACAAATCCGTAAATAGAGCAGAGACCAGTTGAGACATTGGTTCTCGTATAAATAAATGAGTAACATTAGTTTGACTTAAAAAGTATATATCTTCGGAATCTACAACATATTTGTTTTCAACAGGTATATCTTTCAAAACACTTATTAATAATTCAGGTAATCCAGCTTGAGTTTTGGGATTAAAAATTTTATCCAAATAACGAGTGCCATTTTTAGCCGGTAATATCCACTTACCACAATAAACAGCGATATCCATTATTTATGTTTTTTAATACGTTTTTGACGATTGTAATACCAAAATGGAAACTTACACACCCAATAGCAAGTTAGTCCACAGGCAGCAAGGAAAATAACAGGTAGGAGTAATATACAAGTTATAATGTTTGATATCCATTTACTTAGTAAGACCATTTCCGTATATTGATGTATAAATACCTACAATACCCACTATTAACCAAAAGAAGTTTAAAATTATATATGCTTTGTTGTCTCTCTCCCATGCGGCATAGGTAAGAATGATAGCATCTACGGTATTCCATATCCACATTAAAAGAAAAGGAGTTGATGGGCCCATAATAGAAAGAGTTCCAAATGCCATCATTCGCATTATAACTCCGATGTGTTCCATCCATTTAATACTATTTTCACTCAATAACTTTAACTTTGACATAACATTGATTTAAAATATATATGAGACAAATAAGATTATCCGTTAGTTGTATTGGTATTATTAGTAACTGATAATTGTTGAGGGTTATCTTTTACTTCTATTAGGGTAGTATACTTAAACACTACTGGTTGTATTTCTTCTGGAGGATTAGTTTGTGCCATTAGAGATACATCGTAAGTTCCTACATTGTCTGGAGTCTTTGCGTTATAGAATACATCCTTAATCATATTAAAATCGTTACGGAGTATCTTTAGTCGTTCGCTGATATTAGTTAGGAATGTGGATAGCTTGTTTTTGTCCAATTTGCCGTCCTCTTGCGCAGTTTGTATTTTTAGGGTATCAATTGAATATATTGTTGTATCATCTCCTAAGTTTAATGACCATACACCAAATTTATCTTCTGGTCTTTGTTCATCCGGCATTAGGGTATAATCAATCTGCTTTATTAAATTAATAGGAACACCATCTATTGATTCTCCTTCGTATATATAATCAACATAAGATACGCCTGCGTTCTTGTTCTTTGTGTCTCTATCTGCCGCTATATCGGTTAAGTTTGATATTTTAATCTTTACTATTGGTATGGTGTTACCCATTTGTATATTTGTTCCTTTCCATAAGATGACGCCGTTAACCTTTAAATCATAATGAGGATTATTAGATTGATTAATTATATCTAATGTTTTTTGTGATACTAAATAAATATCATCTACATTTACTATAACACCATCCGTTTTAATAAGAGGTTTAAGAGTAAAGGGTAAAGATGACGGAGTAAGAGTTACAGGTTTAATATTACCATCTATTGAATCTGCTTTTGCTGATATAACCCAATCATTGCCTTTCTTTGAATATCTTTCAGGCTTTTGTGATATTGTTTTTGTTTCCATTTAATATTCTTCTAAATCTTTTGTAATTTCTTTAAATGCCTTTCTATATAACTTTAAATCATCTTTAATCTTTGTCTTTCTTTTCACTTTAATATCCCAAAGAGTTTGTTGTAGTTCTTTATATAACCCTAAATAAATTACATCGGTTATTATATAATTGATTTCTAATTCATTTTTATATTTGTCAAAAACAACATCGTCTTTAATTTCGTCTCTATAATCGTCTAAGGGTTGTATCTTACTTATTTTAGCGACTCCGACTGATGTTCCAAATTCGAATGCTGCTTCTTCAAAGATTTCCTCTTTTAACATATTATTTCTTTTTTTCTTTCATTAGATTAGGTTTCTTAAAACTACCTCTTCCTTGTTTATACATGTCAATGTATTTCTGATTGAATGCGTCATTACCACATCTTGTGATATAATCATCGTCATTCTCATTGGGTAGTCTTTCACACTTACCCTCACATACCTTTAACAATAATTCTTTTAATCTTATTTTTTTATCTTTTCTCATATCAATAAATATCAATTAACTAAATAAAATTCTCTTAATTGTCAGATGTGAGTGTTAACTCATATGTCAAAATAACTCGTATAGGGAAAAAATTGGACCCCGGTATTCACACCTATCCGACCCGTATTTCAGCGACTCGTCTTTCTCTAGTTACATGAAACTCGGTGCTTGCTCTCTCCTTGCATGCGCAAGCACAAAGAAACCGATAGCTCTACCACCTGCTATCGGCTCATCCCTTTTTTATCGGGAGCTCTTTGTAATTAAAATAAAAAATATGCCAACCAAAAAAAACTTCTTAATTAAACATACGTGCTACCCACTTAGGATAGTTCTCACTATATTGTCTATTCAGTTCCATTGCACGAAAGTCTTTCACTTCTACTCTACTACCTATCTTATACTCATTCAACCATGCAATAAATTTTTCATCACCCATTATCTTATTCCTTTCTTCTTCTATACTATTATACTTCTCTATGTCTATGTCTACTATACTACTATTACTATTCATACTATTATATGCTTTTGCTTTTGAACTGAATTTATTTTTATTAAGATTGTCCGGCTATGCTTTTGCTCTTGCAGGGTTTAATTCAAAGATTTGTTTTAAATACTCATCTTCATTCTCTATGTCCTGCTCTGTTATATTGTTATATCGCTCTAACAAATTGATTGCGGACCTGATTTCATCTAACTGCTCCGATGCTGCCCACTTAGGTTTGCCATCTTGCAATGACTTAATCTTCTTCATTAACACTACCTCATCTTGTTTTAATTTCTTTATTGCGTAATCCATTTGTTATTTTGTTTTATATGTGTCCAACATTGTTTTGTATACTTATCTTCATTTCTGCGCGCTTCCCTCTCATATGGATTTCGACTATATGAGCCTGGGTATTTGTAATATTTTGTTCTAATTGGTTGTAATTGATGTGTCCATTCGTGTATGCATGTTCCTATTAACTCTCTCACGTCTTCGCAATTGTCATAATAGATTAACACTTCATTGTCCTCTGCGTCATACTCACCGCAATCGGTATCGTAACCCTTACGCACGGACCAGATTGGTGCATACTTTTTTCGTTTGTTCACTCCTAAATTCCTCTTGCACCATCGCATAGCCATATTAGCTATACTCACAGCAGGAGCACGACCTAACCCTTGCACCTTCGTGTTTAAATAAATCATATGTGTTTATTTGGTTATAAAAAAAGTGGCACTATCGGGGTGCCACTTTGTAACTATCAAAGCTTCATTGTAAAGTAAATCGGAGAATAACCATTTTGTAAAAGTAACCGATATGCTATTGATATAGAGCGGTGAGCTAGATTTGAACTAACCCGTCCTACCTGGTATGGTAGGTGTGCAACCCATGGGCTTTTACGTCCGTGAGGTAACCATTACACTTTCACCGCTTCATTAGGACGAGGAATCTTTACAACCATATCGCTATGGAATCTTTACAACCTCATGCTAAATTATTTTACTACCGATGTAGTATCAGCTACTGGAGCTACTGCTGTTGTATCAGCTTTAACTACAGTTGAATCAGCCTTAACTTCAGTTGTTGCTGAACTACCACATGCAGTCATACCAATTGCAATCACTAATGCCATTGCACCTACTTTAGCAGTCGATAAGATAGTCGATAAACGCTTTGCGTTGTATAACGCTCTAGTCGTATAGAAATCACGCTTTTGCTCACTTTGAGTCGTTGCCGCTTCGTTTAAGTTGTTTACTAATTCTGTTACTTGATAATTCACCTTTGTACTAATTTTCTTAGCCATGTTGTTTTTGTGGTTGCCTTTAAGTTTATAATAGTCAAGCTCCATTGAGGCGGCTTCCTTTTACCTCAGCTTCGCTTGTATCTTTGTTGTCGTTTGTATATACAATATACGACAAATATTTCAATTTACCAAATTTATTTATCAGTATCTTCGCCATTAGCAGTTGTGCTTTCGACATTGATACTACCACCGTTATAGAATGTTGAATAGGCCGGGTCCAATGTTAGTTTGTCCGATACCAATGCGCCCTCTAATACATTCGACGCAAGTAATTCTTTTTTCTCTTTCTTAGTCAATACATTTTTGATTAAGTTATTCTCTAACTTAGCCATCTTTGTTTCAGTATCTAACTCACCTACATACTTACGCACTGACGCTTCATCGACAAAGATACGAGGTCTGTCCATTTTAGGACCTGATAACTCAATCACTTCATAGATGTGCTTGCCATCACCAAAATTGAATTTCTTATTCTTTACTACGGCTTTATAACCTCTCTTACCTAATTTGATTTCTTTTACTTTACTCTTACTCATATTACTTTACTTTAATGTTTTTAATTACTTCGTTGAATGGATACCAGGGTATTGACCTTTGCATATTAATGTGTTGAATTTAATTCATAATGAAACATTTGCAATTGCTTTGTTTCGTATTGGTGTGCGGCAGCTTTACCTCTTACTATCTTTACTATAAACAATTCGTATACCTCTTGTGCATACTCTCTCATATCGTTATATAGTGCCCAATTCTTATTCTCTTTACGAGCTCTACTAAAGTGTTTTTGTAAACGTAATTTAGCAGAATAGTGGAAACGACGCCCAATAGCTGCAGTAACTCCAATATAACTCTTACCATTTTCAGTATTGACTATTTCATATACTACGTGGTTTCTATCGTTTCGTTTCTTTCTATTCATACTAATTAATTTTATTTTACTATAATACCATATCCACCACTATTTGTGTTAGTTATAAACCAACTCCAATCTTCATCACCAAAAAATCTATCCCAATTCTCACCCTTCTCCAAACCCTTACGGCCATTGTATTTGATTACTTTGATGTCCTTTAAGTTTTTACGAATGGTTGAATAGTATCCGTTTATACTTACTTCACATAAGTCACCACCTAACATGCCATCCATTGTCAACATATGTTTAACTATTGCAACCCACGTTCGTTTTTGTGTTGAATGTTCCATAATGTATAACAATGAATCGTATATTCTAATCATCATTTTTTTATTTGCCCAATCGAATCCGATTTTATCACATACTAAACTATGGTCTAATTGTCTCTTACTCATATTATTTATATTTAATTTCGTTCATAATGTTTTTAACTATTCCTAATGTCATTTTAGTATCGGTATACTTATCAATAAACGACTTAGCGTCTTTACGACTAACAAAATACTTTTTAAATTTGTTAGGACCTGATACCTTATAGACTTCAAATGTAGTGGGTTCAAAGTCCTCACTTTTCATTCTCATAACTCTTTTAACTTTCTTTATAGAGTAGTTACTCTTTACATTCAATTTTGACTTACTCATATTACTTACTTTTAATGGTTTGAACAATTGTTTTAATCAATACATAACCGAATAACGCTACAATTGAAATGATTAAAAACTCTCCTAATGTGATAAACTGACCCATAATGTTATATTTTATTTTTACTTTACTTAATTACTCTAAATGAAAATAGTGTAGGTATTAACCTAACACTATATCAATCGCTTTTTTAGTTAAACCGAATTGTTTTAATTCTCTCTTACAATCAGCGATAAATCGTTTTTCAACTTTACCCAATTTGATAGGATATTGAGAAATAATTTGTTTAATCGTTGCAGACTCTTTTTTCAACTCTGCGAAAAACTTCATTTGTTTTTTCAATTCGGTATTATTGCGAACCGCAACTTTATGTTTTCTACCCATAAAGTCCGTAAACTCAACAATTGAATTAGGTTTAACCGCAGAACTTAATTTAGTTGCGGCAAAATTCCTATAAATAGGTCTTTCGTTACGAGATGTGTTATACGCACTTTCGGTAAATTGGTTAAATTCGTTTGTCATTCTACTATTCATATATTACTTTTTTTTAATGTGAGGGGTCTCTCTCTCAACCCAATACACTAAATTACGACAAATTTGCCAATCTACCAAATTTTTACTAAAAGTTCTTTATTGATAATCAACGAGTTATGGCATTACAATTAAAAATATGTATAACGCACTGATACTCAATAAAGAATTTTACCCTTCCAAAGCGTTGATTATCAACAGTTTACGCCGGCAGATTGATTATCAACGAGTTATGCATTTAGTAAATTTCTAATGAATTTCTATATTTTTAAACAATTTCTATTTCGAGTCCACGTTGAATTAAATAATATCTAATGAATGTATTGATATGTTAGATGAAACGCAGGCCAGGCTTATGTTTGGCAATATCAAAAATTTTTCGTATCTTAATAGTTAGACTGCGCATGACCGGCAATCCATACAGGCAAAGGGTTTCATGCGATTTAAATTCCACTCACCGAATTTATTTCTGTTTAAATCACTAATCGCAGAAATTTTTTTGGTCTATTATTTTGTATTGCAGAAAAAAATTGTTTCGCAGTGGACGCAGGTGGGATATAAACACTTTCAATGATATACTTTTATAGTGTTTTAGTTTCTTTGTAGTGTGTTAGTATATTATAGTTTTAATATGATATATAATAACTATTGACACTCTTTAACACTTATTACCACTTTTACCCACTAATTAACACTAATTTATTTATTTTGACATGGTATTGTTTAACATACACTAACTATCTTTGAATATTATCTAATTCGGACCTGATAACCATTAAATAATTTCTAATCAATACCAACTATCTTTATATGATGTAGTAATACTTTTATATTTTCTATACCTTTTAATGATAAAAATTCAGTATGTTTATTCCCTTTCCTTATACAACTTAATTCATACCAACGATTATCAATTCCTTTTACCCTATATAAATTTATTTCCTCAAAGTATTTAGTTATTCTATTTCGTATTATTATCAGGTATAAGGTTTGTATTTTATTAGTTTGTGGATTGTATGAATTCATTTCCTTTATATCGTCTACATACCACTCTGCCGTTATTGCATGGTTTACTATCTTATTTGTATTCTTTATTGTTAGCATATATTAATACATTGTCATAACCAACTCAATGGCTTTTAAAAAAGTAAATTTGCTTTCGATTTGTTCACTACTCAATAACATACTATGCATAGGTCTATCCTTTTTGCAAAGTATGTAACCCTTACCCGTTTTAAATCTTTGTAGTATCAATTCCACATCACTATGCAATTTGTTTATATGTCGCAAGTGTATATCGTATTGTGTATCACTCCAGCCATTCCATATATTATACACATAGTAAGTTCCCCTCATATCAGGTCTTATTATATTCAATACTATTCTTTGATTAATTAAATTGTGTTTGTTTTCGATTGTTAGCATATACTATTTACTTAATAACTTTAAAATGCCTCTTATCAATCCTATTACCAGTATGTAGTATATACCGATTACTATTATCTTTGTTATCATATCTTATTTTATTATTTATTCAGGCCATTCACTGCCTCTTTTAATTAATCCTTTACTCTTTAATCTTTTTTCTCTCTCTATATAGTATTCATCTAACCTATTCTCTAATTCCTTTATTCTCTTATTCCTCTTATTGTTTTGTATTATAGTCATTATACCTAATACTATGAATACTATCATTACTACTATTATCTTAATCATATATCCTTGCTGAATTTATTTTATCTCGTATTTCAAAATCGTTTTCCCTTTACAACCATTTTGTGTATTCGGTTTCGTTTCACGTGTTGGGTTATTTTGGGATTTGCAATGTATGTTCTACTTCTATTTACTAACCTAACTCTATTTCGAAATCCTCTCGTCTTATATCCACTTACCTTACGCCATCCCTTTGTTATGTATGTAGTGTGTGTTATTCCTTTAAACCCTATTGCATTCTTTTTAATATTCATACTATCTTATTTGTTTTTCCACTCACCCGTTCTTAATAGTTTTGTTATTAAGTCCATGCTCTGCAATGTAGTAAGGTAAACAGGTGCCGGGTACTCCTTACCTTTATAAATTACTTTTGTTGGTTGCCATACCAATTGCCCGTTATCTAATTCTAATTTCATACTATCTAATTTATTATACACTTCGTGCCACTCCATTGTATATTATCACTTTCGCATGTTAAGTGCCATTTATACCCAACTCCTTCAATCAAATCCTTTGTGCTCCATAATTTTGTATTCACTTCGACATGACTTGCTAATGTTTCAACTCCATTGATTATAACTCGCCAATGTAATTGGTCTGCTTCCGTTGCTTTTGTATTATATCTTATCTTTACTTTATTCATACTAACATACTTTTTTTAATTTCGTTATAAATTCTCCTAAACTTTTTATTTGACTTAAATATAAGTTCATTGTTCCTCCTGGACCTTTCAATTCGTATAACATTCGTTTTTCAAATGTATGTTCATTGACTACTCCATTGGATGCTTCCTTTTCTAAACTAATTGTAGTGGATGTGATACCACCTGTTCTATCCAATTGAAATATATAATAGTCTTTACCCATTTCATTTGTATAATTTTTATATACATGTGATATAGTCCAATCATTAATTTGAATATTCTTTAATATTTCTATATTTTTTATTGTTATCATACTATCAAAAAATTTTCCTAAAACGACTCACCCCCAACCCCCGCCCCTTTCGGTTCGTGGTTTGTGGTTTCGTATTTACTTATCCTTTTGTTTATTAAATTCTTCTATTAAACTTTCTATCATATCATCTCCGACATGTATATTATGTAAGAATTTAATTTTAGAATAGTTTTCTAAATACATTGATGTAGATACTTTTTTATCCCCTTCTACTAATTCTATTCTAATTTGTGCTTTTGTGTTTTCCATATTGTTTTATTTTATTTATTAATATTTTCTAATTGTCCACCCAATATACCAACAAAGACTTTCAAATCATGCAAATAACCTTTTGTTAGTGTTATACAATTCACACTCTGGTCGTTATACATTCTCCATTCGTTTTGTATATTTTGAAATTCACTATATCTTAATAGTCTAAAATTTACAAAATTTGGCCATGTTTGACTACTATTTTCAAATCTTACTTTAATCATATAAGTATTTCTAGTTTCATACATGTCAACTACTTTCCACATTGCGTTTGTAGTTTGTATTTCTTTGCCTATTATTGAGTCTAAGTTTTTTATTGTTAGCATATTATTTGTCCATTTCGTTTTAGTTTATTATACATTTTATTGTATCATTCAAAATTATGTTATCACTTTCACATGTTAAATTCCAACGCCATCCCCAAATATCACTCCAGTCTTTTGTAGTCCATGACTTTGTATTTATTTCAACTTCATCTACCAAATGTTCAACTCCGTCTATTGTAACTTTCCAGGGTGGTGTATGTGTTTCTTTTGAAAGCGTATTGAATCTTATTTTTATTGTTTTCATATTATTTGTCCATTTCGTTTTCAAATGCTTCCATTGCTCTCTTTACATTATCCATTTCAGGTACATCTAATTTTTCACCAACTGAAATAAACCCGATTGTTATAATTGCGAATATAATTCCAATACTAAATTCAACTGCCCTTTCACTATATAATCCACCCTCTTTTGCTGTTATTCCGTTGTGCGTTGTTAATTGTAATCCTAATAAGGTTTCTCGTTTACTTAATACACTCAATCCTAATTCTATTTTCATATTTTGTTTTTTAAAATGGGCCGTTTGAATAAAACGGGTTGTTAATTTGTTGTGCCTTTGGTTTACATTTTACTATCAATGCTTCAAATATTAATGCAGTTAATTCAAACGACTTTAAACTTCTAAAATTTATCCATTCTCTGCCGAATTGGGTTACATCTGCTCCATCCCTTAATACCATTTCGTATTCGTTTGTAATAAGTTTTGTTCTAAATATTTTTATAGTGTATGGTGTTGAATTATATGCAACTCTAAAAATATAGTTATCAGCCGTTTCACCTACTTCACCAATTCGTAAGTCTTTATAATTATGTGCCCAACCTTCTAACTTTTTATAGTTCTGTATTGTCAAACTCATATACTAAATAGTTTTGTTCTTTATGTGTTTCAACTCTTGTCGGTTTTGTATTGAGTAAACTATCTGCTGACAATTCAATTTCATTTTTAACAATCATTTCAATTGTCCTTTGCATGTATATTATTTTCATATTATTTTTTATTAAAAAAACTTTCTGGTAAAACTTGTATGTTTTCCTTTTGTTCTACAATCTTATCCAATGTGTATTTAATTCCTTTTGATATTCCTTGCGTATATACTCCAGCTTCATGCTCTAAGTCATCTGCATATTCATATAATACATCAATCACACTTTGTTTTACTAATACATAATTTTTGTTATCCATACTATATAAATTTTAATATTGCTAAATCTTTTTGTTTTGCTTCAACCATTATGTCCACTATGTTGCCGTATGTTTCAGGAATCCTTTCAACGAAATCACTATGCGCTTGAGGTTTGCTACCTATTTTACTTTCCGAATAGTGTGTTGCAGGTCTTATACCTTTTGGCCACGTTGAACATGCTAACTCTAATGCTGCTTCCTCACTTAAATCGCCTGTATTAAATGTATGGTGGTGGTAATCAAATACAATTGGTATCTTTATTGCGTTGTGTATATACATTAAATCTTTTACTGAATACATACTCGCCTTGTCATCATTCTCAATTGTTAGTCTACTCTTTACTGAATTGGATAACAATTTAAAGTTATCACAAAATCTATTCATTGCTGCTAACTTATCACCATACACTCCGTTACAATGTATATTAATTTTGTTGTAAGGTGTTTTAGACAAACCCATTGCGTCCATTATTTTACCATGCACTTCCAAATCTTTAATCGTATTCAATACCACATTTTCTTTTGGTGATACTAATACATTAAACGGACCCGGATGAAATGATAATCTTTGTTTATACAACTCTGCTTTAGCACCGCATCTTTGTAGTATCTTTTGTATTTCGTTCCAATCTTTTAATTCAGTAAATTCGTATTCGGTTGCCCACGGAAACATATCACTACTCATACGATACATTTTAATTCCGTTTTCCTCATTCCAATCTATAATTCGTTCGAGGTCTGTAACATTCTGCAATACTAAATCCGATACATAGTCAACTCCCTTTGCTATGAAAGTTCGTTTGACCATTGTTCTATTCGTTGTAATCTTTTTACCTAATGAAAGGTTA